GTAGTAGCTCTAAACGATCTAGTAGAAGCATTGCTAATAAGAGTATTAGCCATGTCGTTGTTAATTGTAGAACCATTCAACGCAGCTTTAAGAACTACTTTATTCTGAAGATCAGTTATTTCTGTTCCGGCAGTATTTAAATTCGTTTTGATAGATGCAAAGTTATCTCTAAAACCTTGAGTAGAATTATTCTCTCCCGGTATAGGATAGTTTACATTTATTCCATTGGTATTAATTGTGCTCATTCTTAATTCCTAATTTCATTTATACAGTATTTAGTACTGAGTTTCATCGGGTAAAATAGTTTTTCTAGGAAATAGTGTATAAAAATCATTACTATTCACTGGATTTGGTACTGGAGTCGCACTTGGTAATCCAATCCACGTAGCCGGACTTAAATTATTATCATAGTTATATGTCAAACTCTTATCTACAGTAAATCTATCTATCTTAAAGTTAATTTCGTTAAGTTGAAATTTATAATTTGTTACAGGATCTTGCCAATTATTTTCTATTTGATACTTGATATACTCACCGTAAGTTACAGTTTGACCATTTAATGTTGTTGTTCCTGGCTTACAATAAGCAATAACCCAAGCTGGTGTAAATCCTAATGTGCTACCATTCGCTTGTTGTGAAGTCATCCATCTTGGATACAGTCTAAAATTATATTCTTGCCCTAATTCTTCCCCCACTTGTTCTCTCATATTAGGTAAACTGTTAGGATATAAAACGGTTGCATATCCGGGAGTTAAACTAGTATAAAAACCGGGCTGACCTGATTCAGTTTCTAAAATGAACAAATCCTCAGAGGTAATATATTCATTATTTTGTGTTAGCCAAGACTGTCCCTCAACTGGTGCATTTATGTAACTAGTATAAATATCAGTAACACTTGTATACCATGGACCTAAGTTTAAATCTATAAGTCTAGGCCAAACTATTTCTTTACTGACACTAACACCTTCAGGGTTTATCAAGTTATCAATTACTGAACTATATACAACTTCATATATAACTTCGCCTGCATCATTCTTTGCTACTGCGGTATTTAATTCACCTAATGTAATATTTCTCCAATAATGATTTTTAGTAACCGCAGCTACATATGCGTCTAAATCATTAGCATATATTCCATAAGCATGAGCATATATAACACTAGTTGCTTTACCAAAATTTAAATCTGTTGGTCTATATAAATAACTGTCAGGTATTAGTGTAGTATCATTCAATAAAGTTCTTAGTAAATTTCTATCTTGTATACTTGGTGTACACTTAATGTATAGTGTGTCAGTTGGCTGTGTATATTGCTGCACCACTGATAAAGTAAAAGTTCGTGTAGAGTTAACAACCGTTGAATATAGAGGAGAAAACGCTTCTATCTCAAATGTAAAGTCAGTAATAGCGCCTGCTGGTAATAATGTATCTGTAGGTTGATATGCTACTGTACCAGTAATTTCTCCGTTAGACAACAAAACCAAATTAGGTGGAAGAGTTCCGCTTACTAATCTGTATTCTAAGTTTACATCTGATTCTGCCACTACACTTAAAACACTAACTGTACTATTTTCTATTTGCCCTAAATCAGAAGGAGTTATCCAGAATATATCACCTATCAAATTGTTAACTAGTCTATATGAAAAGTTATAAGAAGGAGTAGTGATAGCTGGGTTACCAGCTTTAGCTACCGCTACACTAAATGAAAATTCACTTATAGAATTATTAGCTATTACGGGATTGCCTGTGATCCAGCCAGTAGCACTATTTGCTGTTAGTCCTGATGGTAAGTCTGCAAATGTATAAGTTAATACATTGCTATCAAAGTCATGACCTATTACCTTAAACGAAAATATATTATCACTGGTAATACTACCTATATAAGCATCTTCTGTAGGAAGATAGGTATTACCTTGTTCGTTTGGTGGTAATACATAGTAACCATAGTAAGGGGTAGATTCATTTATATTAAATGTAGGGGGTCTAGTGTTGTATATAGTAGGCTCTCTGGAATTCGCAGGTTTAGGTCCACCTTCTGCTTCGGGAGCATTTTGATTCACTACGGTAATGTTATAGGATTCTATGTCACTGCCTAATAAGCTTTCTAGTTTTACAGTAAATGAATATGTGCGTGTAGTAGGTTGTCCTATTGATATGTTAGGTAGGCTAGCAGTCATGTATCCTACGTCATTACTTAATACAACGGTTGATCCTCCAACAATATTTGATATAGTAAAAGAAGATTCATCAAAAGTTTTAATGTAATAAGTTTGCGATGCTACTATACCGCCAAACGGTGTACCTGAAAATATTATAGGTCTTCCTATTCTAAACCCAGTAGTACTTAAACAAGTTATAATATTTGAATTTGTAGAAGTTATAGATGTATTTACCGCACCCAAGTTAACATTATTAATTGGTGGCTCAGCATAACCTCGTATCAGTCCGTTAGTGTTTATTTCTAAACCTGGCGGTAGTTGTCCTTGTATTATTCTGATAGCAACTAAATTGTTACTTAATGGATTACTATATTCAATAGGTAATTGTACCCATGTACTGTCTGGAGTATTTAATATACTACCAGTAGGGGTAGTAAATTCAGGAGATGCTACTCCTGAAATTATCATAGAAAATGTTCTGTCTCTTATGTTTCCTAAATTGTCTGTAACTCTAACCACAAATGTATAAGTCGTATCGCTAATAACTATTATAGGAGTTCCTGATATTAAACCAATATTGGATAAACTCAAACCCTCAGGTAATGATCCGCTTATCAATGTATAAGTTACGGTTGCAGCAGGTGCTACCGGCTGAGCCAGTAACTGCACAGATAATAATACTAGTGCTGGATATGATCCTATACTGCCTGCAGGTGTAGTCCAATTTGGTTGAGACATATTATCCTTTTAATGCTTTTAATGCTAACTCGTAGTGATGCTTTCTATCTTCTAACCCGTTTGTTCCACCATTGATTCTTTTTGTTAGTGTAACAAAATCGTCTTTATCACATAAATCATTTAATTTATTCTTATCCCAAAACCAAGCAGCACTAGCTACAGCACCTTCTGCGGTTTCTAGATAACTAACTGCTTCTGTTATTGGCTTTTTTATAGATTCAGCAAACTTAGTATAATTTTCTTTACCAGTTAACTGAATTAAACCGCGACCTCTGTAAGTCCAACCGTCTCCTGATTTTTCATCACCATTTCCCATTCTGCTTGCGTATACTTTGTTAGCGATTTGTTCTGGCTTTCTTTCATGTACTAATGCGTCTTTTTCTGTTGAATAATACTTTTTAAATACTGATTGTAATGCTTTAGCATTATAATTTAAGTTTTCTTTAGTAAAATTAAAACCACCTGACTCGTGTGCAACTTGCGCTAAAAATGCGGCTGTTCTTTTATGGTTATCTAAAATACCATATTTTTTACACACAGCATTGAGTGGGGCAACGTATGTTTCTAAAACTTCTTTTTTAGTTTTAGGAGCTATTTGTTGTAGTAAAGATAATGTAATCATTTATATTTCCTTTATGAATAAGTTGAACCAACAGTATACCACTGAGTAGCAGTAGGTGCAATGTATTGTAATGTTGCTCCTGCTGCGTGTGTATATGCTGCGTTAGTTGCTAATGTATTGATAGCAGCGCCTGAATCAGGGTATACGTTCATATTAGTTACAGAAGAGTTGGTAATTAAAACTACCATACCTGCGACCGCTGTTGGTAATTTTACACCTTGACTGCTATTACCTACTGTAGAAACTAAATTAAGTTCTTTAGTTAACGCAGTAGCGTTTGCTTGTACTGTACCTGCAGTTGACACTGCTGAGTTAACACTTCTAAATGTAAAGCTTGTAGGTATTAAGTTACTAGTTGAAATATTACCGGTAACTGTTAATACTGAAGTTGTTTTGTTGAAAGTTAAATTAGCACTACCATTTGCCGTGCTTGCATCATTGAAAACTATTTGAGTGTCGCTACCTGCTATAGGACCAGTAGCACCAGTTAATCCAGTAGCACCTGTGTCGCCGGTAGCCCCGGTTAATCCAGTAGCACCTGTTGCGCCGGTAGAACCTGCGTCTCCCTGAATACCAGTAGCACCTGTTGCGCCGGTAGAACCTATTCCCGTAGCGCCGGTTAATCCAGTAGCACCTGTGTCTCCCTGAATACCAGTAGCACCTGTTGCGCCGGTAGCACCTGCGTCTCCGGTTGAGCCAGTGGCACCTGTTGCGCCGGTAGCACCTGCGTCTCCCTGAATACCAGTAGCACCTGTTGCGCCGGTAGCACCTGTTGCTCCGGTTGAGCCAGTGTCACCTGTTGCGCCGGTAGCACCTGTTGCTCCGGTTGAGCCTGTTGCACCCCCCGGAGTTCCCTGAATACCGGTAGCACCTGTGTCACCCGTTGCTCCAGTTAAGCCAGTAGCACCAGTAGCACCTGTGTCGCCAGTAGCACCTGTGTCACCCGTTGCTCCAGTAGCACCAGTAGCACCTGTGTCGCCGGTAGCGCCTGTCGCCCCGATTAAGCCAGTAGCACCTGTGTCGCCGGTAGCGCCTGGGCCTCCTTGGGGACCTATTAATCCGGTTGCACCTGTCGCACCGATTGGTCCAGTTGACCCCATATCTCCTTGAACTCCAGTGGCACCTGTTGAACCTTGAATTCCAGTTGCGCCTGTAGCTCCCGAGTCAGGCGCTACCCAAGACAATACTCCTAATCCATTAGTAGAAAGCACGTATCCATTAGTACCTCCAGTAATAGTTACGTTACTAACAGGACCTAAATTTGATAATCCACTTACTGTAAGATTTGCTAGTGTTCCTACACTAGTAATATTAGGCTGTGCGCCTGTAGTTAATGTACCTGTGACATAATTTGCTGTTAGTAAGTTACCTGAATTTATGTTAGTGGCTGTGATATTTCCGGTAGTTGTTATATTACCGTTTGTTATTACTGTATTTGATGTATTGTTACCTACAACAAGTGAGGTAGTGATAGTAGTATTAGCGGGT